CATGAAGAGGTCTGGGATCCAAAGAGCTGAGAAGAGATCACGACAACGAGCTTCTTCATCACCTTGGTTGAGACGAAGTTCGAGGAAATCCATAATATCAGCGTGCCAGGGTTCGATGTATACAGCGATGGATCCCTTGCGACGACCAGCTTGGTTTACATAACGAGCTGTCGCGTTGAAGACGCGAAGCATTGGGATAATACCATCGGATTGACCATTTGTACCCCGAATCCGAGACTTATTCGCGCGAATATCGTGGATGTGCATCCCAATACCACCTGCCCATTTACTGATTTGAGCACATTCCGTGAGGGTTCCGTAGATGCCATCAATGGAATCACCTTTGTTGGCGATCAGGAAGCAACTCGACATCTGGGGTCGGGGTGTACCTGAGTTGAATAAAGTTGGTGTGGCGTGGATGAAGAGGCCTCTGGACATCATGTCATATGTCTCGATAACCGAATTGATATCATTGCCGTGAATTCCAATGGCGACACGCATGAACATGTACTGGGGAGTTTCAACCAGTTTACCATCAACCCTCTGGAGATAACTCTTTTCGAGTGTCTTGAGACCAAAGTATCCAAACTCAAAGTCTCTATCAGTATCGATGACACTCTTCACCTGCTGAGCGACTTCGACAATCTGATCAGTGACGACACCAGCCTTATGAAGCTTTCGCATCGCGAGATGGAAGTTGTTGGGACACACTTTATGGATGTTACTGGCTACAATACGAGTCGCGAGGGTTTCATAATCGGGGTCGGAGGTGATCATACCAATACAAATCTCAGCAGAGAGTGTATCAATTTCCTGTGTTGTGATATTGTCATACAGTGAGGAGAATACCTGTTGCGCAACCTTGGTAGAATCACATTTTTCAGAGAGTCCATACGTTAAGTTCTTGATCCTATTGGTGACATTATCAAATTTCATATCCTCAATACGACCTGAGCGTTTAATGACCCTCATATATCTAAGGTTCTAATTTTATTTTTAACTTACTTCTTGCACTCAAGATCTTTGCTCCTCACAGGAACAGTTCCGAAAGTTTCGAACTTGCGGTTAGGTTGGAGAAGGTAGGTGTTCACGAAGAATGGACCTTGTTCACCAGCCTTGGCCACTGGGGGGTAGGAACCCACGAAGCAGGCTGGGGGTTTGCATGGAATTTCCTCAACATTAGACGGCTTGTTGGCATACGCCTCATCGAAGTCGGCGATGTTCAACATTTACTATTTACACACAATTTTTTTCCGAGGATATATTAAATGTGTGATAACCTCCACCTTGATTCTCTCCAGCAGTGTGAAACTCCACTGAACACTTTGTTTTTTTCGGATTTCAACAAGAATCTTATTCAGCGTGGGGTTCGTCAGACTTTTAAGAACAAGAGTGGTATCGCCATAGATTACCAGAACCCAGATGACATGTACGCGATCATGCGTGTGGTCTTCATCAACAATGCTGGTGATCACTACACCAAGATCAACGAGCAAGTGAAATACATGAACACCAAAGTCATCGAGACATCATTGTCTCAAATCCAAACGGGTGTATCCCAATACATCGCGTATGCGAATGATATTGACACGACTCGTACACTCCTGGACCAACCCATCAACACCAGTACTGTCGGCAAAAAGATTGACTTCAATGATAAAATCGGAATCAATTAAAGATTGGAATCCATCCTAATATAAGTAATGAGTTTGAACTACTATAAACATGAAACGGAAAAGGTATGCAAATCCAAGGGATGGGATCGGGCTGCGGTAGATACAGTATGGCTTCTCCTGACTGAAGAGTTCGGTGAGTTAGCATCTGCCATCCGACAGTATAAGAAGACGTTCAAAAAAATGAACCTCAAGAAAGAGAGGGGTACAGATGTGATGATGGAAATGGGTGACGTATTCAGTTACCTCTTTCAACTAGCCCATATGCTAAACGTTGATCTAGATAAGATGTGGGAAGAACATCGGTACAAGATGCGAGAGAAAAAATATAATCTGAAGTAGTAGTAACAACGATGAGTGAACATATGCTCGACGATGAGTATGCCATCGATGATGTCAATCCATTTGTCCAACACGATTTCTCCCTTCCAGGTGGCGTTCGACAGACGGGTGATTTTAGTGATTTTCAGGAAGTAAACAAGGGGACTGGACTTCCAGCCGATAGGAAGAGTGTATTTTGTGAGACCAATGCTTGCAAGGATGAGACTGAACCTTGTATTATTTTAAAGGGGGTTCATCCTCAACGCAACATCGACACAGGCTTCACTTGCAAAGAGAAGAAACGTCTCAAGGTTGGCATTTCCAATAAGTCTAAAATGTCTTACATTGGGCTCTTTTTGGTCATACTGTTGGTCATGCTAGCTGTAATACACATAAGATATTGAAGAAATGTGTGAGACGTGAAGTGTTCGTACACTCCTGAATAACCTCAGGTAGCGTTTTCTTGCAAAACTTCTTAATAAACTCCATTTGCCAAGCACTCTCCATATTTACACGGGGTGGTTGGAATGTTGGATCAAGAATTTTAACGGTATGTGCAAGGCGTACATATGTGCGATCATCCTGATCGTAGATGAGTACATTTTCGAGTGCAAGCTCCGCGAGACGCTGCTGAACTTCGAGAGTGTTTGTCACCATCGTTTCGAGAAACTTGTCATAACGAATGTCCCTCTGTTCACTCTGAATTTGTGTCCAGTCCCCAAGGGGTTCTGCGTTGATGTAGTCTGTGAATGCTTTGTATCCCTTAGTCTTTGTGTACTTGTCATAATAGATTTCTATGTAAGCCAGATCAGACTCAACGTCATGAACTGCTTTAGCAGATTTCAAAAATGAAGACATGTATTTAAAGAACGAATAATTTCTTTAAACACCTAAGTGAACCATCCGTATTCTGAAAAGTATGTCCAAAAATGTATTCGACTATCGCAAATAATAGTTTTTCATATCTCCTCACACTAGATGAGATGCGAAAAAACTTACCTGATGAGACCCGCCCTTCGTGGGTCAAAATTACCACAATCACAATGGTGTCAAGCTTTATTCAGACGATTGATATTAAAAGACTTCGCGAAACATTCGAACGAGTTGGGTCGTATCGTCTCAAGCGTAGTGGGACTAACACAGATGGATTCGAATGGAAATTGAAGCCTACAACCTTCTATAATCAGGTAACACTCACCTATCATGACAGTTACAGTACCAAATCGGTCAAAGTGTTTCCGAATGGAAGTATTCAAGTCGCAGGGTGTTGCGATCTCTTTGACTGTAAGCGTATCATCACACAACTCATTTACATCTTCAAGATGTTTTTGGGGATCGATATCAATGTATCAACCGACGCTTTCCGCGTGGTGATGATCAACTCCAACTTCAGCCTCAACTATAACATCAACCTTATGAAAGTGGCTGACTGGTTTGAGGAGTACCAAGACATCTTTAAAGTTTCCTTCGAACCCGATCGATATTCGGCAGTCAAGATCAAGTTCAAACCCGCACAGGATATGAAGGAGATTACTTGTAGTATCTTCAGCACAGGTAAGATTATCATCACAGGAGCTGAGACCCTGAAGGAGATTGCTTTTGCCTATAACATCATCAACCAGCACATAAATGAGAAACCAGACATTCGAGTGTCGAGAACTGAAGAGACTGATGTCTTTGACATCTTTTTAGGATACAAGTGTGATCCAATGATTGAAAAACTCAGAGAGAAGGGTTTTCAATCTTGGATGCAGACGATCACCAATAGACAAATTAATTTCTGATGTAATATTAACAAAATGTCTCAGCGACTTGGTATGGCCGACGGTAGGTGTTTCACCATAAACTCTTCTGCCCAGCTTTTCAACAACTATGTGATGAAGCAAAACAACATCACTTTCGAGGACAACTACTCGTACCGTAAGTTGCTTCAAACCCAGGGTCCCAGTCTTCTCTCCAAGGTACAGGAAGAACAGGGTAAGGCGAACTGTAACAACTGTGACAAACCCCTTCTCAAGATCCCTGATATCTATTAGGTGAGCAAAATCACGAAAAAAACTTTAAACCCATACTCTAGAATGTCGACATGTGCCATATGTCTCAATGAAGTCAAAACGACGAGGACAAATCCTCCGATTCGTTGTGGACACATGTTTCATTCCCACTGTCTAGAGAAATGGAAAGAACAGGGTAAAAATACATGCCCCACCTGTAGAAAGGTTTTTGACGCTTCACAGTTTAAAATTGTCGTCACGATTCAAAACAATTACACAGCGACTGCAAACTCTGTGTCCTTGAACGAAGATTCGATATTCGACGTACTAGATCTTTTCGACATTACCTTTGATGTCGAAAACCAACCCGACCTAGACAGTATTATTGCGGACCTTGGGGTGAGTCTTACCGACTTTGATCCCTCGGTTCTTGACACAGAATGAACTACAATAGGTTTCATAGTTCAACCCAGGATAGTTCCTAGAAGCCTTACGAGGATCCTT